GGATTTTACACCCACACCGTTTACATATTTTATCTACTATTATTATTTAGATTTTCTTAGCACATTTTACCACCCTTACCTGCTTTTGGCATTACTTTACCTTTTTCATTAAGATTATTAGTCTTAGAAGGTGTTGGACTCTTTGAAGCAGTCACTTTTGGATTAATTTTTGCAGTTGATTTCTTATCTGCCATAATATTTAAATTTTAATTGGTTACTTGATTAAAAAAAGTAGGTTATATATGATATTTTGATCTGATTGCACGATACCCTATATTTACGTCCTTACTCGACCTGCTATAACAAATTTATTATTTTTATTATATAATTACCATTCTAAAACGGAAGATCATCCGAAACATCAGGAACTTGTGCAGAAGCTCTCAAAATAATATCTTCTGTTTCGTGACTTGGGTTTTTATCCAATTTCTTCAGAAAATTATTCCAATTTGCACTACCTTCTTCCCATTTACCTTCTTCAAATCCACTCTTATTTGCTAAATCTGTATCTATAATGAAATGTAGATAAGGTAATTGCCCATAAATTTTCCCATTAGCACTTTCTTGTCCTGCAACTATCATTGCAAGTTTCTTTTGGGTAATACGTGAATCATTCAGGAGTGTTTCATAATATTTACCTACCTCATCTACAGATTTAAATGCTTTGGTACATTCTTTTCCTGTAAGCGCAAAATGCAAATATTGCAATCTCTTCATAAGACCTTCTGCAGGACTAACATAGAACTTCTCTGTTAATTGCCCACTCTTTCCTAAAAATAATACTTCTAAATAAGGACATTTAAGCTTACCCTCCTTATTATTTTCAGTAGGTTTTATAAATTTTGCAGATTCAACATGCATCCAATAATTACCCATACTTACATATTCTGTACGCTCAGGAATACTAATCTTTCCAAAATCCATCATTTCATTTTCTGCACTTCTATGTGCCACATTGTTATTTCCACTCATATGATTTGTTTTTAATTTTCAATTATTTTACTTCTATTTCTATATTCTTCGACTACTTTTGAATAACCTTCCCAATTATCTACACCAAATTCTTGTAAACAAGATAATAATAAATAATTTTCAATTAATAAATTATACTCCTTTTTACTTATAGTAATTGTATCTTCCATTATTCTACTATTTCTTTTCTTTTAGCTTTAACTGGTTTTTCTTCTTCTTTTTGACAATCTTCATCATTATAATAACAATGAATCATATCCTTCACATAACCTAAATCATTTGGAATCTCGCGAGAAGGAAACATCCCCACTGGTGCCTTTACTGTTGTATTTGCGGCTTCTGTTAAAAAATGATATTTAATATCTTCTCCTTCTAACTTCTTTTCAGCTAATAAAACTATTGTAAAAAATGATTCATAGCTAGACATTTTAGAGTCTACAACATTTCCTATAGTTTGTGCAGAAACGGTTTTTGGAGATAATATATCGTCGCCGTCAGTTTTTACGTGATGCATGAAAAATATAGTAAGGGAATCTCTAAATTTTTTAACTTCATTAGCTATAGTAACCATATAATAACTAATATCATTAAATTTTTCCCAACCATTCTCTCCAATACGTCTTATAAACTCCATACTATAAGTATGTGTTGAGTCATCAATCACGATATTAGTGATATCAAGACGATTTTCATTCACATATTTAAGCCAACCCAATATTTCTTTTGGATGTGAAGTAAATATCAAATTACCTTTCGGATTATCTGTTTTAGACCAAGTTGTATATTGTTTCTTACTACCACGCCAAGGCAAGTCTTTACCTAAAGCATTAATAATTATAGTCTCTTTTGGATCAAGACCTTTTATTCCTAACTCCGGTATATTACCTATTGAGGTTGATTTACCACTTCCCGATTGACCGAGGCACAAAACTGAAACTGCTCCCATATATCTCTTCTCTCTTTTCTTTACACAAAGTTACAACTCTTTATTCAATTCAACAACTATTTCAAAATATTTATCTTTTCTTAATCAAAGACATCTTCTTCATATTCATCTTCATCTAAAATATCTAAATTAAATGCGGCTTGCTGTAAATATTTTTCAAATTCTGCAAGATCTTTTCCATTTTTTGGAGACATATCTTCGTCTATTTCATCCCAATTTTCATCTTGTGGGAATTGCTCATCTTCATAAATTTTCTTACTCATGATTTTGCGTTTTAATTTTTAAATTTAAACATCGTATCCAAATAACCAACAAACATATGCCCCAATATCATCCATCTCACTCCCACCATTTATAAAAGTTTTATCAACATATGCTTCTAATTCATTCCATCTTTTTGCATCTAGTTTTATTTTTTCTATATCTTCTTCCATATTTTAAAACATTGATTTTACAATAAACTTAAAATATATAATTTTCTTGCATTAACTGCTTCATCTGCTGTATCAAAAAATCCTAAATGCAAATGAATATTTTTACCTGCAGGTGTTTTAAAATCTAAAAACGCAACCCATTTATCGCTTCTTTTATCTAGACAAGCACCTCTATGTGTAGTTCTTTGTCTAGTATTTCTTACTAAATCTTTACTTATTTTATTTTGCATATCTTAAAACATTGATTTTTGTGATCCATACTTAGCTAATTTTTGCTTCTCTGTTTCCACTATCTCTCGATATATCTTATCTAGCGCATCTCTATCTTCTAATCTAGGTAATTCATCGAAATTTTCATGTTTTCCGTCAAACAGTAATGGAAGTCTACCACCAAGTTCTCCGTGCGAATTTTTCAACATTAGCAAAGACCTGAAGTTATCCCTAAGTACATCAATATTATATCCGTCAGAGTTTGGGTATTGGTGAATATCATACCTGTTGGGACTAAAAAGTGCCATTATAACATGCGAATTTCTGGCAGAAATTTTTGAGTCCCCAATGCTGGATAGCGATGGCTCTACACTTGCAATAGTACCTTTATTTGCATTTCTATGGGCAAATTTTTCACTATCAAAATCCAATTGCATAATATCCACAATAGTCATTTGCATCTCCTTACAGAGCTTTAAACGGGCTATATTACGACTCCAACGTTTGATCGCCTCGAATTCATTTGAATCTTGGGGATCTTTGGTAATATTTGATATGTTGTCAACGAAGGTTATGATCTGATGAGTGCTACCCCACTTATCATGTGCCCTTTTACAGATATTAAATATCTCGTCTGGACTAGTAGCTCCATTGATCACATTTACAATTTGATCATATTCATTAAAAAATCCAGAATCTTGCTGTAATAAATCAATATACTTTTGATTTAGAGGTGATTCACGAGAATTCATATATTTAAGACCTAAATCTTCTTTATGATGCTTCCATAAATAGTGGCTCATTGTTTTCTTATATACTTCTTTACGATCGTCCTCAAGACTGAAATCTAACACTTTAACCTGATATCCTGTTTCAAATGCAAATTCTGCAATTTTGTAAATAAAATATCGTTTTAGTTTTGATTTACCAGTATTTGTTCCTCCGAGAATTTGATAGTAAGTTCCTGGATCAAATCCGTCTACACTATGCAGCCACCTAGAAAATGGAAATGGCACGGAGTTGTGTAATCCCTTCTCTTTTCGTTCTTTTTTAGCTATTATATCAGCCATTGTAGTTTCAAATAATCCCACGATTTCTATCCTCCTCGATTTTTATTAATTCTTCTAATTTTTCTTGTAGAAATTGAACTATATTGAAATTTTTATATTTAGCTAAATATAAAATAGATTCAAAAATAATATCAAAATCAGCCGTTATTTATTCGTTTTAATATTTCTATATCTGAATCATTGTAAATATCCCGTAAATGTAAATCTTGATTATATGTTTTTGGGGATTGGATTTCTGCAAATTGATTTATACCTAAATTAAATAATGCCTGTCCAAAACGAATTTCTGGATTTGCACCTAGATATTTCCTTAATCTATCACATATTATTAATGCGTCTTCCATTATTTTTTATTTTTACATTGTTCACATATATAAAATCCTGATTCTGTAAATTCTTCAATACAATATCTATGTTTAGTATTAATTCCACATGAGTCACATTTTGGTTGAAGCCATTTATTAAGTATTATTGCATATTTGTAACCAGTCCTGTAAAATTTCTTGATCAGATTTTGTATTAATTGTATTTTCATTATTTTGTATTTCAAAAAAATAATTTGCAAATGCAATCGTATCTTCTCCTGTATATTCACTAATATTTAAATTCATAGCTATGTTGTTTTATTTTTTTCTTTATTTTTCTTTTTCTTATCATAATGATCTTGAAATTTTGTATATTTAATAGACTCTGGTACATCTTTACACCTTTGTTTATGTTTATTAATATAGTTTATAAATTTATATATTAAATCTAAATCCTCATTTAATAATCCTAAAGCGGTATTACACTTAGAGCACAGTAAATCTCGAATTTGTCCAGTTTCATGATCATGATCAATAGCCAATCTTTTTAATGTATTATTAAGTACTCCAGCTTCTTTATTACCACAAATAGAACATTTTCCATCTTGTGTATTAAGCATTTCTAAATATTCTTCTGGGGTTATACCATATTTTAATATATTATTTCTTTGTTGTCTATTAAATCCATTCTCATCAACAATAGCATTTAGTTCGTTAGCTCGCTGTCTATATCTATCCCAATTTCTATAATAGTGATTTAAAAAAGAACTAGATGCCTCTTCAAATTCTTCTTTTGTTAAATTATCTTTACTTAATCGTAAAGTTAAAGCTTTACAAGCCTTACACCTGGTTTCATGACCCGTTTTAAATACTTTAGATTTGTGAAAACACTCTAATGGCTTTTCTTTGTAACAAATACTACATTTTTGTAAAATTTCTTCATTTTCCATAAAAATAAAAAAGTTCCCAAATCAGAGTGTAATAGTCAACCAAGGGAAGACATCTGAGATGAGAACTAATATTTTAAGGTTAATTCTCTTGGATAAAGACTATTACAAATAAAATATACGGAAAATTTTTCATTCTAACAAATTACTCACGCAGTATTCAGGAAATCCATATTAAACTCCATTGTCTTATTATTATTTCTTTCTATATATTGATGGCAAACAGTAGCTAAATCAAAAGTTACTTCTTTATTTTCAAGTTTCCAAATAAGATATTTAGCTGTTTTCATATATTTAGTACCTGTTTCTGAATTACTAAATTCTTTAATATATTCTGCAACTGCGTTTAATATTAAATTAAAATTATATTCGGGGAACTCTTTAAGGAATCTTGCAAATCTTATTTCTGCTATTTTTGGATTTACTGTGTGAGTCCTTGGAAATAATTGCGCATATCTTTCACAAAATTCACTCAAAGTCATTTCTTTTGCCTGTATTGCCACTTTGTCTTCGATTCTAGGCTCTAAAAGATCTTCAGCAGATACTTCATCAGAAAATGCATTTCTAAGGATTTTTACTAACTCTAATCCTTTTTTAGAAATTTTATATAAATATTGTGCATTTTTTTCAGAAGACTCTACTAAAAAATCTCTGCGAAACATAAACCTATATAAAATTAACATTCTTTTTTGCCGAGAACTATCATCTATTAAATCTAATAAATACTCCTTTCTCTCATCCATACAGAGTAAAACAAACATAACTGTACCTGATAAATCTGCAGGTATGTCATGTTTTTTTAATTCTGCTATCACATTCTTATTAAATTGAATATTAATCATAATTATTTCAAAGATTTTAATAGATAATCACTCACTTCTATAACTTTATCGTTGCTACCTACTTCTTTTCTGAACTCCATTATTGCCTTTGAAGCAAACATTTTCATGCAATAACGAACATCTCCCAAAGTAAACTCAAAATTTTCTGCATCTTCTTCTTCATTATTATAGAATATGTCAATATATTCATTAATCGTTTCTATCGTATTATCCATTCTATTTTATTTTAAATTATTTTTAAATTTTTCAAACGCATCATAATCATATACAGCTGTATCGAGGCCAAATATTGAATTGCCTTTATCTTTCCGTATATAAATCATACTTGAATTATCTAATATCTGGTCTATTTGATATTTACAATACTCAATCATTGCTTTATGTACTTCTTCTTTAGTCATTATTGAATAACCATTCCAAAATGCACCTACTGTTTTAAATTTTTCTGCCATGTTGCAAATTTACAATGATTTTGAATCAGAAACTTCTTTTGGTTTATATTTATGTTCTTCACATAAGCAAGTAAGCCATCTTGGATTACCTTGAATAGTTCCAGGATTACCACAAACTTCACAAGTTTTCATAGAAATGCTTTCGTATTTATATATTATGTCATGTACTTCTTTTGGCGCAGAATTTACATAAAAACGCAATCCACCAAATTTTTCCTTAATCTGACAAACTTGTTTATCCCAACCGGCATTTATTAATTCTTCTATTAAAGACTTAATTAATCCATACCAACCAGGTCCTACAGAAAATATATAAGCATCAGTTAATGGTCCTATATCTGTTCTTATTCCACTTTCTAGACCTCCTATAGATACTAGAAATTCATCCATTTCTTCTTTTGTAATTGTATTCATATTAAAATAAACTTAATTGCATTTTAGGTGCTTGCATCTCCTGTATAATTTTTCGTGTATCTGCAATATAATGTGAATAATCAATTTTATATTCTTCCCAACATTTTTCTTTATGATTATTATATAATAATACAGGATTACTTGCATTTACATGTTCAAAAGTTGCAGTAGCTTTATATTTTTTTGCACTACTTTTTTTCTTTTTTAAAAGATACGCTGCGGGTCTAGAAAAATAATATCTATTTAAATTCTGAATTTGTTCATTTTCATAATAAACACCATAATCTTTACTAATTTTCTTAGCACAAGTATAATGAAATATATTAAAATTAAATTTGTTAGGATTTGTTATAGTTTCTTCTATTGGAATGCCTTTTACAAAAAAATTATTCAACGCTTCTGCAATAACTGTTTCATTAGTTGAATCTCCTAAAGGTATTTCATCTTTTCCTTCTTCATCTTTTAAAAGTTTAAATAATCCTTTTCGTTTTGCCTTATTTTTTTCAGTTAAAGCAATATAGTTATTTACATTCTTATAATAAATAAACTTATATTCTTCATGTTCAAAATTAAGATTAAATTGTTCTTCAATCTCTTTAAAAACCTCTTTGTATTTTTTTTGTTCATTCACAGGTACAATAGCTTCAATACCATCTGTATTTACCGATATTACCTGCCAATTATTTAAAATACATAATTCAACTGCTTTTGTAAGAATTAATTGTCCAATTAGTCTTAATCTTAATGCGCCTTCTGGAAAATAAAGCCATGAATGTTGTTGATCTAATAAACCACTTACCCCATTTAAAATTAATTTAAAAAAGATATCTTTGGCTTTTTGCCGAGCTTTCTTGGCAATAATTCTCTCGTCTTTAATAGAAGTATATCTGCGTAAAACTTCAGGAAATCTAATACATCTATAATTTATAATTAAATTTGGATATAGTGAAGCAACATCAGAAGTCATTATTTTATGAGTAGAAGTAGTATCATACAATTCATTTTCATTTACACTATGTAATCCTCCTATACCATAAGACAATCTAATTGTTGTGTTTTTCTCTATTATAGGAACTTCTTCTGAAAATTCATTTACAGAATTTAAAATGCGTTCATATAATTTTTGAAAAACAGGTAATTTAAAATTAGGATTAAAATCATGTAAAATTTCTTTAATATATATCGTAGGTTTATCAAATCGCAAATATCTTGTATTTTTTACAAATGTTTCATATCCTTCGGACATATTAGAAACTTCTCCATTATTCCATTTTTCTTTACAATAATCTTCTAAAAGAGATTCAGAAGCAATTTTTATTGCATCATAAGACATACATTGAATACCTGTATCTTTCCAAATATTTTTTCGTAAAGTAATTTCTCCTTTTTGTTTTTCAGCTAATAAATCTAAAATTCCTAAATCATGAATATTATTATATTCTCTAACTTGTCTTATTTGTTCTAAATTTAAAATAGTTTCTGGATTATATGGAAGTTCCATTACTACAGGATAATTCATTTGTATTCCTAATGATTTTAAACTAATTTTTTTAGAAATACGCAACATTTTTGCCCAAAACAAATATAAATCTATAGAAATCCAATTAGTTTTAAAATATATATATGGCTTTAAAAAATCTCTATTTAAATCTGTATTTATTACTTTATCTGAACAAATTTTTATTCTTTGTAATAAATCTTCTTTTTTAAGATT